TATTAAATAAGAAACACCAAAGCCTTGGAGGGACGAATGATTAAACGATTAGTGATAAAAGACTGTTTGGGAATAGAAGAAGGTCAATAAAATGCCCAAAGGATTACCCAGGAATGGAATGAATAAAGGATGGTTTAAGAAAAAGAAACGACCCTCTCCTAAAACAGAATTCAAGAAGGGGGTTGTGTCTTGGAATAAGGGAAAGAAAAATTTATGGAAACACACAGATGAGTGGAAACAAAAGATGAGCAGGCGCATGAAAGGACACCCAAGTTACTGTACAGACGAAGGAAACAAAAAAATAAGCATTGCTCACAAAGGCAAAAAGCACACTGAAGAACATAGGCGGAAAATAAGCGAAGCCTTAAAGGGCGAAAAATCTTATCGATGGCGAGGAGGAGTTACCTTAAAGCAAGAAAAAATACGCCGGAATATTGAATTCCGTCTTTGGCGCGAAGCGGTATTCGCTCGAGACAACTGGACTTGCCAAGAGTGTGGAGATAATAAAGGGCATAATCTTAACGCTCATCACATAAAAAGTTTTTCTAAATATCCAGAACTCCGTATTGCATTAGATAACGGCATTGCTTTATGTAAAACATGCCACATAAAGATTCATAAGAAGGAGGTAATGTAAATGATAAAACATTTGATTATCAAAGATTGCTTGGGAATAACCGAGTTGGCGATAAGCCCAAAAAAAGTCAATATTATTTCGGGAGGCAACGAAAAAGGCAAGACCTCGATCTTAGAGACTATCGAGAAGGCATTGTTTAACACCAAGCGCCGGGCCAAATTCGTCCGGGCAGGCGCCGAAAAAGCATATATCGAGCTTGACACAGATGATGGCATAAGTATACGCCGGACTGTAAAAGAAGACGAAGCCGGATTAGACGCAGGCTCGGTAAAGGTAACCAAGGATGGCCAACCGATAAAGGCCCCCGAGACTTTCCTTAAAGAACTATTCGGATCAGATGGCAAGCGTGGTCATGACGTCTTCGCCTTCAATCCCGTAGACTTCATGCAGAAGAAGGATACCGAGCAGACCGATATCCTGTTAGGACTGCTTCCTATTAAAGTAACCGCCCAAGATGCTCAGGCCTGGTTCGGCGAAGCCCCAAAAGTAAACTACGAAAAGCACGGCCTGCAAGTATTAAAGGATTTGGAGCAGTGGTTCTATGACGCCAGGCGTGAAGCAAACGCCAGGGTGAAGGCCGTTGAAGACGAATGCGCGGCCGTAACCAAGAGACTCCCGGATAACTATAAACTCGAGGAATGGATAGAAATAAACCTGGGCCAATTATTTGCCGAGTTTAGAGATGCCGAAGAGGTAAACCGGGATATCAAGGTATGCTCCGATATGCTGGCCGGATATAACAACGTGGTAGAGGTTATCAATAACAAATACGCCTTAAAGGAAAAGGAAGTCAAGGAATACGGAGCAGCTGAGTTTAAGAAGGCCAAGGATGCCATAGAGACTCAGAAGAATGACCTCAGACAACAGATAGAGACCATAGACGCACAAATTCAGGAACTTGAGAAACAGAAGATAGCGCTAAAGACCAACATAAAAAACCTCGATGCGCTAAGTCTGGCTGAAAAGAAACAAGCCATGGATAAAGTAATCCAGGTGCAACTATATGACATTAACGAAAACAAAAAAGGAGAACTGGCCAAGTTAGAGACAAAGAAAAAGCAAGCAGAATTTTTTATCGAGGTTCATCAACCCATTGACACAAACCCCATAAAAGAAAGATGCGCCCAGGCCGAGCAGATGAAATCCTACATCCCCCTGGCCAAAGAAGTAGAGGCATTAAGACAACGCCTTGAGGCCGAAATCATCACAGCGCAGCGCTACGACCACTGCGTAGATACCGCTCGCCTCAAACCACACGAACTACTCACCAAGGTAGAGTTGCCAATCAAAGGCCTCGGAGTAGACGGCAAAGGCATAGTGACGATAAACAACCTGCCCCTATCAAACCTCTCCACGTCCCAGCAAGTAAGAACATGCCTGGATATCGCCAGGGTGCTCGCAAAAGATAATCCCCTAAAGCTAATCTGCGTAGATAAACTCGAGCATCTCGATGAGACAGTAAGGGAAGAATTCCTAAAGCAGATAGGGGAAACCCAAGGCTTCCAATTCTTCGTCACGGTCGTGACGGATGGAGACCTGCTTGTGGAGGTGAAATAATATGGGACTAACTAAAGAACAAGTAGAGGCAAGAAAGAATGCCAAGCGGTGTATATAAAAGAACGCCAGAGATGATGTCGGGGAAGTGGAAAAGAACACCCGAACACAATAGGATAAATAGTTTGGCATTAAAGAAAGCTGGCATACGACCCCCTTCTCAATTAGGAGTAAAGCAATCTGGGGAGTTAAAAAAGAAACATAGTATATCCATGAAGGGTAAAAATACTTGGTCAAGGGGTAGAAAAATTTCTAAGGAACATATAGAAGCGCTCCGACGCTCTTGGCTTGGTAAACATCTATCTATTGAACATAGAAGAAAAATAAGTGAGGCCCAAAAAGGAGAGAAGTCGTGTCATTGGAAAGGTGGAACTTCGCTTAAGCGTAAACAAATAAGAGAGTCTATCGAATATCGATTATGGCGTGAGGCAGTATTTGCCAGAGATAACTGGACTTGCCAGGAATGTAAAGTCAAGGGCGGTATACTTCATGCTCATCATATAAAACCTTGGGTTAAATATCCAGAGTTAAGATTTGCAATAGATAATGGACAAACACTACACAAGGATTGTCATAAAAAAATTCATTGGGGAGGAAATACAAATGCCATTAACGAAAAAACAGATTGAAGATAGGGTAAATTATTTGGGTGGTAGCGATAGTGCCGCCATCCTCGGGCTTTCTCGCTACAAAACACCTTTATCTGTATGGGCAATTAAGACTGGTGCAATCGTTCCTGACGACATATCCCAAGAAATGCCAGTTAAACTGGGCAACATGCTTGAGGAAACAGTTTGCAAACTTTTTGAGGAAGAGACCGGCAAAGTACTTCTACCAGTTACAGAAACCTTATTTCATCCCCAATATAAATTCATCGGCGGAAACCTTGATAGGCGCGTTCAGGGAGAGCGTGCGTTCTTTGAGGCTAAGACTACCAATTCCTACAAGCAGAGCGAATGGGAAAATGAGGATGAGATACCCATAGAATACCAAATACAATGCCATCACTATTTAATAGTGACCGGTCTTGAGCGCGCCTATATTGGTTGCTTAATCGGTAACCGTAAATTCGTCTGGCGGGTTATAGAGAGAAACGAAAAACTCTTAGCGGATATGGTCGCCAAAGAGGTAGCCTTCTGGAATAACTTCATCGTGCCGAAAGTCATGCCCATGACTATAACCTCGGAGGACGGCGGCATACTTTATGCCTTATTCCCCAAAGCCGCAGAGGAAAGCATCGTAGAACTGGACGATAAGGCGCAACAGATATGTGAGATACGCGATTCGAGTCTGGCAGACCTTAAGATTTTAGAGAAACAGATAGACGAATACGACAATACCTTAAAGGCGATGTTAAAAACTTATGAGGCAGGAGTCACAAAGACTTATCGAATTTCTTGGAAAAACCAGTCAGAAAAAAGACTTGACGTTGAGTTACTAAAAAAAGAGGAACCCGCTATCTATGAACGATATGCAAAACCAAAAGACAAGAGAGTGTTGCGAGTGGCGGTGAAGAAATGAGCGAGACCTGGAAACCAATCAGGAGGTACGAGGGATATTACGAAGTGAGCGATGCAGGGAGAGTGCGGTCAATCGATAGGTCTCTGTTGTTATCTAATAATAAGCATAGGTTCTATCGTGGGAGAATACTGCGTCCTGGATTGGCTTCCATGGGATATTATACGGCGGTGTTAATCAAAAAAGGAGGTGAGCGCAAGTCTATTTATATACATCGAACAGTAGCAGAGGCGTTTTGCGAGAATCTAAACAAACTGGATATAGTTAATCACATTGATGGCAACAAAAAGAATAACTATAGCATCAATCTTGAGTGGGCTACGCAGAGCGAAAATGGCAACCATGCTTATAAGGCTGGATTGAATAGTTCTGCAAGAAAGGTCATTAGATTAAATGACGGCGTAGTGTTTAATTCAGCCATGGAGGCAGAAAGAGCAATTAGTGGAAACCATAGTTTAATCTGCGCTGTTTGCAGCGGGAAGAGAAAAACTCACAAGGGATATAGATTCGCTTATTATCAGTAAGGAGGAGGTCATGGCAAAACAGGGAGAAGTAAGCAAAGCATTAGAAAAGACAGGAGAACAAACCAGCCTGGAAACATTGATAAGGCAATCGGCAAAGGAACTCGGGCAAACCTTGCCAGCACACCTTAATCCAGAACGACTGGTTCGGATAGCGCTAACATCAATACGCATGAACCCAGAACTTGCTAAATGCACACCGCAGAGTTTCTTAGGCAGCCTATTCGTGCTTGCACAAATAGGTCTTGAGCCGATAGCCGGTCGCGCATATCTTCTGCCTTTTAAAAATAAGCGCAAGTTGATAGCAAATGGTAAGGAAGAATGGAAGGTAGTTCCTGAGGTCCAGGCACTCATAGGATATAAGGGCTTGGCTGAGTTATTCTACCGGCACGAAGTCGCCCTATCCATTGAGATGCAGACCGTACACAAAGAGGATTCTTTTGATTATGTGTATGGAACAGACAGTTTTATAAAGCATAAACCAGTGCTTGGCGATCGGGGACCAGTCATCGGATACTATGCCATAGCTAAGATGAAAAGTGGTGGCTGCGTATTCCGTTTTATGTCAAAAGACGAGGCTATGGAACACGGCAGGAAGCATGCCAAGACCTACGATAAAGAAAAGGGCGAGTTTTATCCCAGTTCCCCATGGGCCAAGGATCCTGACGCAATGTGTATGAAGACGGTCCTGATACAACTGGCCAAGTTACTGCCTCTTTCTGTAGAACTGCAGCGCGCCATAGCGGTAGACGAAACCAGCCGAGAATATCGCAAAGGAATAGACAGCGCGATGGATCTGCCAGATACAACCAGCTGGGAAGAGCCCATCGATGTACCGGCAATAGCGGATCAGACCAATAAGAATGCTGCCATACCTGCCAAGGAGCCCGACAAAGGACCCCCAACAAAATCGCCTCTACCCCAAAACGTTCAGGACACCATAGCTAAAGCCAGATCAAAGGTAGGGGATAAGATATACCAGAAGGTATTGGGCGGTTTGGGATATTCGAAGATGGAGGAGATTCCAAGCATTCCAGAGGCAAATAAGCTGATAGCAGAGTTAGGTAAAGCCTACTCAGCAAGTCAGGGATAAAATCATGAAGCCCGCGCACGCAAAAGCGTCGTTCTTACCACCACTATATCAAAGAAAGCTTTACGGAAAAGCAAAAATCCAGGGTCTAATCCCATGCGGGCTTCTGCTATTTATTCTACTAATTGCCACTCCAGTTCAAGCAGGACAAACTACCTCTCCGCCAGACTTATGGAAAGTAATAATGGCAGAGGCGGTTTCTGACGGATATGACGGAATGTATGGAGTCGCTTGTGTAAATGGTCGCATTCGCCAAATAATTATATCGAATGGTTAAATTATCAAGAATTCGTAAAGCCGGAGGATCACCATGCTGAACAAGGTAATTCTAATAGCCAATCTTACTAAAGACCCAGAATTAAAATATACCCCCCAAGGCACCGCAGTCTGCAATCTAAGGCTCGCATCTAACCACACCTTCAAGACAAAGTCAGGAGAGGATAAGGAGCAGGTGTTATACATAACAGCCACCGTCTGGAGCAAGCGAGCCGAGAATTGTGCTGAATATCTGAAGAAAGGTAGTCACATATTTGTAGAAGGTCGTCTGGTTACGCGCTCCTGGGATGGGTTAGATGGTAAGAAAAATTCTGTGGTAGAGATGCAGATAGAGAATATTCAATTCCTAAACCGGGTAAAAGAAGGCACCTCATCAGAAACAACAACGCAGGAATCAATAACTGGAGAGGAATGGCTGAAGGATGACAATTCCAGCGCTTAAAATACAGTTGGCATCGGCTTCTAAAATGCCTCTATTTTAAGCGGAAATGCCCCTAATTTCAACGATCGCAAGGTAAGTAAGGAAATATATGGCTCTTTTGAGATTGTTTAAAAAAAGTGGCAAAGAAACGAAAATTTGAAAAAGCGGATGTAGATAAATAGGAAGGATAAGATAATGGCGGATTGGAGAAAACTCTATGGAAAGATTTGTGAAAATCAAGAATTAGGAGAATGCTCAATAGGAGCAAATTTATTATTTGAAAGAATATTAACTAAAACCGATGATACTGGAAAATTTTATGCCGATCCTACACTTATCAATAAACTTGTTTTTACTAACCGAAAAGATATAAAGGATAGACAAATAAGTAAATGGTTAGAAGAATTAACCAATAAGAATCTTATTAAACTTTATAAAGTAGAAAATAAAAAATACCTTTATTTTCTTAACTTTAACAAATATCAGAAGTTACGAAAAGATATTAAACCTAAAATTTGTTTTCCAGAGCCACCCGTTACGGATGCGGAACGGCCCGTTACGGATGCGGAACGACCCGTTGATATTAGAGTAGAGGAGAGTAGAGTAGAGGAGAATAGAGTAGAGGAGATATTGTCTGATTTAAACCTCGTTTTAGGCACTTCTTATAAACCTACTACTCAAAAAACAAAAGAATTAATTCAAGCGCGGCTTAATGAAGGTTTTACCATAGATGATTTTAAGACTGTTCACCGTAAAATGCTTTTATCTTGGGGCGCTGACCCAAAAATGGTTAAATATCTGCGGCCTATTACTCTATATGGCATTAAATTTGAAGGATACTTAAACCAAAAGGAAGTTACAACCAAACTATCAGAAGCAGGAATTAAGGCTTACCTGGTAGGGCAAGCATGGCTTAATTCAAGAAAGGAGAAAGAAATTGGAGAAGGAAAAATTTGTTAATATCTTTACCGGATTATGCGATATGTATGGAAAACCAGCAAGCGAATTTATGTATGATATTTATTACAATATTTTTAAGGATTACTCCGCAGAACAATTTTCTTATGCTTTAAATAAATGCCTTAAAAATAGGGTTTATAATACCCTTCCTAAACCAGCCGAAATCTTAGAATATTTGGAGGGCACGCAAGATGATAAGGCCTTAATTGCTTGGCTTCAAGTAAAAGAAGCAATACAGAAAGGTGGTTATTATGCTTCAATAGAATTTGCCGACCCTAAAATTCCACATTGCATAAATGATTTAGGCGGATGGACTTGGCTTTGTTGTTCGCAAATAGGGGAATTGCCGTTTATAGAAAAGCGGTTTATGAATTTATACCAGTTATATAGTAAAAGAGATATTCCATTGGATAATATTCGGCTTATAGGATTTATTGAAGCGCAAAATAATCAAAAAGGATATGATATACCAGAACCAATAAGAATAGGTTTTGAGATAGAACAGAAACAAAGAACAGAAACAATTGACACTCTCCATGGGCTTTCTGGCAAGGGATCTGTAAGGAAGGGGGTTCTATAATGAGAAAAGGGAAACGGAGAAAAGAAATTATAGACGGTAAAGAATATAAATTTACGAACCAAGAAGCCTGTTCCCTTTAGGGAGCGGGTAGTTCACCGTAACCACACAGAAAGAATGGGAGAGTTGGAATGCAGAAAAAAATATCCGAGAAGGCGAACAACATAAAAAAGAACCTGTCGCACCAGCCATAGTGCAGATTTTGTCGGAGATGGCACACAAGGTACAGAAAAAGGAGTAATGGATGCGAAGATATCGATATCCAATTAAATCACATTTCTTTGTCCCTCGAACCAAAGGAAAAGAACAATTTCTGCAGGAGCAACTTGTGATATGGCTTAATTCATTAAAAGTGCTTTATTGTGCTTCAGCGGGGGGCATGCGCACTAATATACGTACAGCTATTAAAATGAAGCGCGCCGGTTATAAAAAAGGATTCCCAGATATATTTATTTATGAACCTCGGGAACCTTACCATGGTTTGGCTATTGAAATAAAAGTGAGTAGTTATCCGACCCCAGAACAGACACATTGGAAAGCAGACTTATTACATCGAGGGTATAAAGCAGAAATTATGCCAACAAACCTCAACTTTGTTGAAGCCATAGATTGGTTTAAAAAAGAAGTGAGTAACTACTTGGAATTGGAGAGAAAGAGATGAAGGCTAAGCTACGTTGTAAGATATGCGGCGGTGAACACAAGAATACATCCAACTTTATCCTGGTTCTGGAGACGAAATAATGAAGACAAAAAATCTATGTAAGGATTGCGTAGAGAGTTGTTATTTGCCGCATCCAAGACAAGAATGCAAGGATTACTTAAGACGGCGAACCTTCAAAAAAGAAAAGAAAAAATGAAGACTATCTGTTTTGATTTCGATGGCGTCATTGTGCATTACGATGGTTGGAAGGGACCGGATGTTTTCGGTAAACCTAAGTGGGAAGTGGTAGAGGCGATGCAGATGCTCAAAGCCGCAGGTTATCATATTATAATCTGGACTACCAGGAAGGTGACGCCGGCACTCAAAGCTTATTTAGCCAGAAACAAGATACCCTACGAATCCATAAACTCAAACGCGCATAATCCCCCGGGCACTTCAACCAAACCGATATACCACATAATCATAGATGACCGGGCCATCCAATACCGCGGCCAGAAAGCAGAGAAACTAATCAGGAGTATAAAACACCTGATAGAAAACGGGGCGCCGATATGCGAGGGAGAGGAGAAAGGTAAAGATGGAGAAACTAAGCCAGAAGTCACACCAGCTGCCCTTTAACCTTTTGAGTCAAGTCTGTTCCGTTATCCAGGACACAGGCTTTATTGGCAGCGCAGAGGATTATGTAAAGCAATTCTATGGCAAACCATTCGCGGAGCTGACTGTATGCGAGGCAGAGATGATAGTACGGACATTGGGCAACGAGCCTGGGTGTTTGTATGAAGGCAATCCCAAGGATTTAATGCCGGCTCCCGAGGTAGACGATGGAACTCAGGAAGATAGCAAGAGTATTTCCCACTAAAACTAATATGTCTCCAACCGATAAAGATACCTATTTTGATGAACCTGAATTATTCACTCCAAATTATAAAGAAGTTCATATCTCCTGCGCTTTTACTTGGGATATCAAAAAAGCCAATAGATTAGCAGACGCTTGGATGAGTAAGAGTCAAGAAGTAAAGATAGGAGGACCAGCTTTTGATGATCCTGGCAACATTTTTGTACCAGGCTTCTATTTAAAATTAGGGGTAACTATCACTTCGCGGGGTTGTCCTAATAAATGCCCCTGGTGTTTTGTGCCGACAAGAGAAGGTAAGATAAGAGAACTTCCTATTATGCCTGGCAATATTATTCAAGATAATAACCTTTTGGCATGTTCACAACTCCACCTTAATAGAGTATTTAGTATGCTTAAAAAACAAAAGCATATAGATTTTAGTGGTGGGTTAGAGGCCTCCAGAGTAACCGATGTGGTAGTAGATAGATTAAGAGAATTAAATATCTATCAGATATGGCTTGCTTACGATCATCCAAACGCAGAGAAGCCCTTAATAAAAACGGTGAATAAACTAAAGAAATATTTTAAACGAAACCAAATCCGTTGTTATGTTCTTATTGGTTATTACGGAGATTCGCTGGAGAAGGCCGAAGTAAGATTAAGACGTGCTTGGGAAATAGGAACGTTACCTTTTGCGATGAGATATAGAAAACCAGTTAAAGAGTGGAAAGATATTTTTTATTATCCTCAAAGAGAATGGAATTTACTTCAAAGACAATGGACAAGACCAGCGATAATAAAAACAAGATAGTAATCCCAGAGAGTGTAGATCCAACAAAGCAGGGAAAACAGTTTGAGGTAACAGCAGTGGGTAGAGAATGTAAAGAGATAAAAAGAGGTGATAGAGTAATAACGACAGTTGCCGGTGCATTAGGCTCTTTTGAGAATGAAGGTAAAATTTATTACATAACCAAAGAAGCAGCCGTATGCGCGGTGATAAGAGGATAGAAGAAAAGAGATGGATGATTTAATATTAGAAAGAGTAAACAAAGGTCAATGTCCCGACAAAAATAATCGGCATCACCCTATCGTATAGATAACGAAAGAAAGCAAAGGTTATTGAGTGAGGAAAATCTATTAGAGGACAAATGAGCAAGGAGGGGAAGGATGAGGTTTCTAATTGGCTGTGAGCGATCTGGTGTAGTTCGGGAAGCATATAGAAAGCGTGGTTATGATGCCTGGAGTTGTGATTTATACTCTACTGAAATACCAGGACAGCACATACAAGGAGATATTGTAGAAGTCGCTTATTGGGGAATATGGGGCTGTGCTATTTTTTTCCCACCCTGCACTCACTTGACAGTATCAGGAGCAAGATGGTTTAAGGATAAAAAAACAGAAAAAGAAAAGGCAGTAGAGTTTTTTATGAAGTTAGCTAATGCACCTATCCTGAAAATTGCCATAGAAAACCCTATTGGGATAATGTCAACCCGATGGAGAAAACCTGACCAGATTATTCAACCTTATGAATATGGACACGGGGAAACAAAAGCAACCTGTATTTGGGTAAAAAATCTGCCTTTACTAAAACCTACGAACATAGTTAGCGGACGAGAACACCGAATACACAAAATGTTGCCTTCAAAAGACAGGGGATATTTACGCAGTATAACCTTTCAAGGTATCGCCAATGCTATGGCAGAACAATGGGGAGATTCTCAATGAGTGATATAAAAGAGAGGGTAGAGTGAATAAGACCAAGATTGAGTGGTGCGATTATACTTGGAATCCAATAACCGGCTGTCTTAATGGATGTTCTTATTGTTATGCGCGCAGGATTTATCAACGTTTCAAGAAATCTTTTAAGCCAAAATTCCATTACGAGAGGTTAAGTCATCCGCTTAAAGTAGACAAGCCTTCAAGGATATTTGTATGTAGTGTTTCTGACTTTTGGGGAAGAGGAGTATATCCTATCTGGCGCGATGAGGTCTATAACGTAATCAGGGCCTGTCCGCAACATACTTTCTTATTTCTTACTAAACAGCCGCAGAGAATAAGAGATGATAAAAGAATACCTGAAAATTGTTGGGTAGGGGTAAGTGTGTCTACAAATAGAGATTGGGGGAGGCCTGCAAAACTTTGCACAAAGGATATAGATAACCGGTTTATTTCAATAGAACCCCTGATAGAGAAAGATGACCATGTAACGAGCTATTTCTTTTTAGCAAAATGGATTATAGTTGGTGCTATGACAGGGGCAGGAAATAAGAAGTATTCTCCGAATCCAAAAGCGATAAAATATATTCTCGATATTGCCAAGAGATGTAAAATTCCTGTTTTTATGAAGAATAATCTTAAACCACATTGGTCAGGAAGATTGATACAGCAGTATCCAGAGGGGTAGAGATAAATGAAGCTTTCCGATGCTTTAATCTTAATCGACGAGATTAGAAAGCAAGGTTATTATCCAAATGATTGGGAGAAAGATTTTATTACCAGTATTGAACTGAGGAAGAGCGGCCTATCTTATAAACAACAGAAGTACTTAGAGGCAATCTATGAGAAGGCCGTCGGTGGCGGTAGATACCAAAGGGGTTAGAGAATGAAAAGATTAAAGGGGTGGATTAAAAAGTTACTCCATATTCACGAGCACGAATTTATAGGGAAGCTTACAGTAAGCGGTTACGGTTATACTGAATACGAGATTTGGTTCTGTAAGTATTGTGATAAGGTCTTTGGGAAACAGACAAAGAACTTTAATTGACTTGACAAAATGACATATTTGTGGTAGGAAGAAACCAGAAAGGATGAGATATAATGCTGGTTAGAATAACGAATTTTATCGGATACGCCCTATTGGCCTTGCTTGCGGCAGGGATAGCATGGGCAGCAACGATAACCATATTCACCACTCGCTATTATCTATCAAAATGAAGCCACAAACAAAAAAGGAAAAACCTTACCAGCTATTAACTCCCCGGCAAGAACAATTCTGCCACGAATACTTAAAAGACCGTAACGGCACACAGGCAGCAATAAGAGCAGGATATTCGCCGAAGACAGCCCAGGAGCAGGCCTCTCGTTTGTTATCAAAGGTTATGATTCGCGCCAAAATCAACCAACTAATCAGAGAGCAACTCGACCGTATAAAAATAAAAGCAGACTTTATAGTAAGAGAGCTCCTGAACACAGCGACCATCAACTTAAGAGATGCCTATGACCAAAAGGGTAATCTCTTACCCATAGAAGACATGCCAGAACCTTTGCAGAAGGCCATAGCAGAGATAAAAACAGAGGAATTATTTGACGGTCGCGGAGAAGAGCGGGAGCATATCGGTACAGCTAAAACCATAAAGATAGCTGACAGGTTAAGAGCTCTCGAGCTTTTAGGCAAGCACCTAAAGATGTTCACAGATGTCCACGAAATCCCAGGATTAGAAAGCCTCGCGGAGGCTATAAAACAAGCGAGAATGAGAACAAAGGATGCTAAAGACCGAAGAGGACATAAAGGCTGAACAGGATTTAATTAACGACATGGCTTCATTCACCCACGATCCTTACTCGTGGGTTTTATATTCCTTTCCTTGGGGCCAACATGAACTTGAAGGATTTAAGGGGCCGGACAAGTGGCAGACAGAACTTCTAAAATACATAGGAGAGCAACTGCAGGCAGGCAAGATTACTCGCAACCAGGCCATCCAAATAGCAGTAGCCTCCGGCAATGGGCCTGGAAAAAGTACGGTAGCCGCATGGGTAGTGTTATGGGCACTCAGCACTTACGAGGACACCCGCGGAGTAATTACTGCTAACACTGAAACACAGCTAAGGACAAAAACATGGGCAGAGCTAAGTAAATGGTATCGGTTATTCATAGCCAAACACTGGTTTGAATTGACAGCCACAGCTATCTACTCAAAAGACTCAGAGCATGAACGTACTTGGCGTATAGACCAGGTCCCTTGGTCAGAACACAAAGCAGAGGCCTTCGCGGGCCTGCACAACAAGGGCAAGCGGATAATTCTGATATTTGACGAATCCTGTCACGACGAACAGACAGAAGTTTTGACTGATAGAGGTTGGATGTTATTTGAGGATTTAAAGGGAGATGAGTTATTTCTTTCAATGAATCCCATCACGCAAGTGGCTGAATACGTTAAAGCAATAGCACTGCATAAATCAGTTCACGAAGGAGTAATGTATACTTACGCAAAAAGAGGTATCAACTTTAAGATAACCCCTAATCATAGGTTATTCACAAGGACGACTGATGGGCGCAATAAAGGGCAGAAAAGAGGTTTCAGGTTTGATGAAGTAAAAAATCTTCCCAGAAACTCAATGCGATATATAAGTCGCCAGGTTAAATGGGGATACCCCGATATTGACAAATTCACTATCCCCTCATTCATTAGCAAACGAAAAACGTTTGAACAGATAGTGCTGGATTTTGACTTATGGGCGCAGTTTCTCGGATGGTATTGTAGTGAAGGACATTTAATAAAAAGGGTTCAAAGCGATGGTTCGCTTGCTTATGATGGCGTGGGTATCTCTCAGCAGGATAAAAATCTGTTAAATGAGATTTACGCCATATGCGATAAGTTAAATTTATCCCCCAGGGTATACAATTTTCCGCCAACAACTCCTCAAATCAAGATAGGCAACAAGGCTTTAGCGGAACTACTCTCAACTTATGGAGCTAATTGCATAGAAAAAACAATTCCTGATTGTATAAGATACGCTTCAAGTAGGCAAATAAAGCTGTTCTTGGGGTCGTTTTTGAAAGGGGATGGATATAAAAACGGTAAACGGAATATATTTTATACTTCATCAAAAAGAATGGCTGGCGCGTTGCAGGAACTGATACTTAAATCTGGCGCGCAATCAACTGTTAGTATTAGGAGAATTAAAGGGCAAAGGAAGTGGATATTAAATCATTGGGCTGAGACAAAACACGACGGGTATATAGTTTCCCAGACGTTTTCAAATACCGATGGATGCCTTTGCACGAGAAAGTTAAAGACGGAGAATTATCGCGGATTTGTTTATTGTGTCAGTTTAGAAAAATATCATTTGTTATTTACCCGGCGCAATGGAGTATGCATGTGGAGTGGAAATAGCGCGATCCCAGACAAAATATGGGAAATCTCAGAAGGTGCATTAACCGATGAGAATACCGAAATTCTATGGCTCGTATTCGGAAACCCCACCCGTAATACTGGCCGCTTCAAGGAATGCTGGGGCAAATTCAGGCATCGCTGGAAGCAATGGCAGATAGACATCCGCAAGAGCCATCTCGTAAACCAACAGCAGATAAAACAATGGATAGAAGATTTAGGCATAGATAGCGATTGGGTCAGAGTGCACGTGCTTGGCCTATTCCCCAAAGCAAGTGAACTGCAATATATTCCCAATGATCTCGTAGAGGCCGCTAGAGGCCGCCAGATAGAAGCCCATAAATACATATTCGCCCCCAAGATTATAGGCGTAGACATGTCCTGGGCGGGCGGTGACGAGACAATAATCAGCCTACGACAGGGCCTGGTAGCCCGGCAGCTGCAGGTCTTCCAAAGGAACGAAGACGACGCAATAATAGCCGGAGCCGTAGCCAAGTGGGAGGACGCGGAGAAAGCAGACGCAGTATTTATAGATTTAGGCTATGGTACTGGCGTTTACTCATT